AAACAATCTAAGAGACTATTATGACCAGCAACTATATTTATATCACACTTTCAAGTAAACCACATAATCCTCATTATCTTAATAGATATTATAAATTTATTTTATTATGCACATTGGCTAATAAAAACTTATCAAAAAGTGATTATAAAGAAAATCACCACATTTGTCCTAAAGCAAAAGATCTTTTTCCAGAATATACCAACCTTAAAATATTTCCTTGGAATAGTATAAAACTAACTAGACGACAACATATTTTATCCCATTATCTTTTAGCTAAAAGTTATAACACTTGGGGTATGTGGGAAGCAGTTTCTAGAATAATACATCAAAGAAGTTTTGATAAAAAAGACTCTTTAAAGTTATTAAAATTAGCATCAGATCAAGTTAAAATTAACAAAAAAGGAGTATTTACAAGAGGTTATCTCGAAGATGGAACTCCAAATGTAAAACAATCGACTAAAGATTTACTTTCAAAACAAAAGTTTGAATATTATTCAAACCCCGAAAACATAGAACAATGTAAAGAAATAAGAGCGTCTGATGCTTATACCAATGCAGATAAATTAGCATCAGAACGTTTTATAGCATTAAATAAATCTAGAACTGGAATACCATTGTCAAAAGAAGTGTCTTCAAAGATTTCTTTATCAAATAAAATCAAAAAAGCAGATATAAACTTTAGAAAATCATTAAAATCATTCCGATTATACGTAACACCAATTGGAGTGTTTTCTACTGTTCATAAACCTCTTTGTAGGTTTTCTGAAAAAGAAAACACAGTTATAAATAGTCATCACACCAAAGGAACTTCTATAATATCTAATAAAGTTAAAGGTATGACATTCTCGCAATTGGGGTTTTATATGATCACAAAAGATCATCCAAAATTTGAACAATATTGTGGACTTTTGGATCGAGTTCATCCACCGGAACCCACCCACCCTCTTTCGTTAGAACTAAATGATTACCTGTTACAACAAAAACTTCTCCATTAAATTCTAATTCATAAAGATCATCTGATACTCTATTCATTATATCAATAACTTCTTTATAAGAATTTGTATGTGTCAATACCATATCGCCTATAGTTAGCTTCTCTATAGGCTTTTGACCTTCTTTTGTATTAACCATTGTTCCAGCAACAAAGCAGCTTACAGGACATCCTACTCCAGTTCCCATATTAGAAAGCACTGGAGTAGATGCAGCAAGAAACCCTTTCCAGAGGATTTCAAAAAATTTGTCTTCCCATACTTCAGGATCTGTTGCCATATATTTTGCAGCATGTTTTGCTATTCTAGTATATACACATTTTAAATCAGGATACTTTGGAGAAAGATAATTTTCTTTGAGCATCTGCCATGCAGCAGTAGTCACCCATTCAGGAAGTAATCCTTGTTCTTGTAGTGCTTTGCGTTCTTCGCCAAGTTCTTCGTAAATATTTAATTCATTCAACATATCATATATTCTCTAAAATTTTGTGTTTACAATTATCAAAATGCCACCTTTTCATAATTCTCATTGCCCCCATTTTATCACAATATGGGCATTTTATTTGTAGTTTTTGGGTTTCTCTTTGTGTATTTTTAAAATCATCTGTATGTTGTTTTCCATAAAATGGATTATTTTCCCCAGTATATTTTATAGATAATTCTTTTTTATACTCTTCATCAAACATGGTATATTCTTGATATTTACCTTTGTTCCATGGTTCTATATGGTTATTCTCTCTAGTTGTTCTAATTTTATATTTAGTTTCATCAGATACCTTGTGTCCCAATAGTGATTGTCTTGTTTTCTCTTTACTTTCCTTGCTATGAAATTTATTAAGCATACCGCTACTATCATTTCCTGATTCGGGAACTAAATTTGCAAATTGTGGAGAATTAACTATATCCCATAATTCTGAATAATATGAACCTAATTCTTTTATTTCTGCATTAGTATTACATATAGACAAAATTTCAGTATCAACATTATTTCCATATTTTTTAATATGTTTAACCCAATATATTCCAGAACCTCTATATTTAAAAGGATCTTTAATTGTCATCCCTAAATATTTTAGTCCGGTATTTTTATGAGTTTTTAAATATAAGTATATCAATAGTATTTACCAAATAAATGATTTTTCTTTCCAAGATCTAGTATAAGAACTTCCTTGGCTCGAAAAAAAATCATGTAGGATTCCCGTAGATTCTACATCCTTATAAAACCATTTTGCAATAACATTTCTTTTAGGGTTAAATATACCTTTAAATCCTAGATTAACCAAACAAACATCTAATCTCGATCCAACAAAATGTATTAACTGATTAGCTGTAATCCCTTTAATTGAACCTTTCTCGAATATCTTATCAATGATAATTGATTCATGTTCGAGAATGACTTTTGCAGTCTCTTCTAGTTCTCTAATTAATTCTTCAAGAAAAATAGATGTGACTTGACCATCATCTTTTGCTTCTTGTAGCAGCGTTCTAAACAACCAAGCTCCAGCAGTAGAGTGGAGGTTCTCATCTATTGCAGAAAAATTAATCCCTGCATTAATATTAATACAACTATTCTTACCTGCGCTATTAAAATGTTTAAGAAAGGCAAAAGAGCTGTACAGAATAGCTCCTTCAATCATACTAAAAATACCAACAGATTTTAAGATATTATAAACAGTATCCCTCTTTTCTGTTCTTTTTCCAAGCCATGCTATTCTATTGGCAAGAACTTCGTCTTCTTTGTAAGAATTATAAAATTCTTCATTATCCAGTCCTAGAACCTCATTAATCTTGTTGTAGAAGGGTGCATGTACGCCAATTTCCATAAATGCAAAGGTAGCTGCCATTCTCTGAATATCGGGTCGTGGGAACACCTTAGATACATAATTTTGCCAATAGTCATTACCAACATTTAATTCATAAAGAGTAAACAGCTTTAGTGTAGATATAACTCCATGGTATTCTGCTTTAGTGCAGTTTGTTTTAAGGTCGTGTAGGTCTTTTTCAACTTCTATCTCATCAGGAAACCATATGATTTCTGCTTGCTGTTTGGCAAACTCAATAGCAATAGGATAGTCTGTAATATATTCGGATTTCGGAGATAATATCCTGATCATTGTATTCCTCTTTTCTTTTGTGTTTTAAAAATTTTCTTCTAATTCTGTCCTGTATTGATTCCATCCTCTAAAGTTTTTATGGAACGAATGCAGAGAACTGGCAGGTGTTGCCTGATGTTCTGCAGGTGAAGCATGCAAAGGAACAGAACCTACCAAAATATCGTGTAATTCTATGTCTTTGGTTATAGAAGGGGAAGTACCATCGTGATTATTAAAAGACACTCTTGCACATCTTGCAACAGAACATCTCAATAAAACTTCAAGAGAATAGATTTTTCTTTCTGTTTCTGATATGTATGGCAAGTGCCAGTAATCCTGCTCTCTTCCGAAATTGTAATTTGAAATTTTTCTAGGAACAGAATTGTCAATACAACTTTTCATCAGTTTTGCTAATTCATGTATCTCTGGTTGTGCATCAGGATGAATTCTCAATTCAAAAAAATTATCGAATTCTGTTGCAGTAACAATAACATTGATAAAAGAAAACGGTTCTAATATTCTATTACCAATTTGTTTATGCAATCCGATATTATATAATGCAAGAGCCAAAACACATGCAACTTTAGAAGATAATTTCCAAATTAACTTGGCTTGAAATAATTTCCATCCTGTCAATTCAGTTTTTGCTTGCATTCCAGAAATATTAGCACCCCAATGTACTGGCATTGCAGGATCATCCCATACTTGTTTAATAATTTTCTTTATTGGAACTGCTCTGGAACTGCTTGCTGATCTGCTGAATACTCTGTGTGTCATGAATTCACTATGAATATATCTGTGATATTTCAATTGTAAAGTAATTAGTCTAGGACCATAGCCATTTCCACATAAAGAATCTTCTATCATTTTTACTTCAATTTGATTTTTCATTGTAAATTTTCACTAATAATGTTATGGGGGTGTTCTATTTATAGGTACGTGAATGAGTCTTTAATCTTATCCTGAACCTTTAATCTATTGATGTGTAACTCTGCCGATGCATAATCATAATATATTATATCTTCACATGGTAGCCAAAATATCCCCATATATTTTCTTTCTGGGATATATACAATACAACTACCTTCTGCAGAATGTCTAATTCTATATTTACTCATCTTTCCTCCACTTATTAAAATTTAACATAGCACTGATTCCAGTATATGTATTACATTTGATGATATCCATAATATCATCCTTTTTGATTCCAGCAACAATTGCCTCATTTATATCTTTATATGGGAAATTTTTAGATGGCAACAAACATACTGCAAATTTTTCTACAATAAATTTATTTACTAATTTCATGATTTCTTTATTTCTGATATCTGCATCAGGAATTAATACACAATTCTCTTTTGGAATACCGATTGTCTTGTGCAACGCAGAAGAACCTGCTGCAACACAATTATCAATAAAAAGAGAATCTATCTGTCCCTCTACTACATATATCGTCTTAGAAAAATCTATTTTGTTAATACCAAATATTGCATCAGGTTGTTCCTTATATGTATAATATTTGGGGACATGTTCTGCAGACAATGCTCTCGCAGAATATCCAGAAAATTTCCCCTGTATGTTTCTGTACACAAATACAATTCTTTCTTGTACAATAGAATCATTATAGTTCTTTTCTGGTGCAACAGTATTTGCCCATCTAAAGTAATTATCGCAAAAATATACGTCATCAAAAGGAATTTTCCTATTTTCCATGTATCGGTATGCAATATGATTTTTGTCCAGTGAGGACACTAAAACAAGGGCAGAAATAGGGCATTTGTTTCTTTCTACCATAGCAGACATGTCTTGTGTCTTGGGGAAAGCTTTTGGTGGTTCTATTCTATTGTGATTACTTTCTTTGAATGTCTCTACAATATAATCTTTGTACAAAGGCAGATTATATACTTGCAAAAAATAGGAGAATGTCGAAGAGAAAGAACAATTATGACAGATATATCGATATCTGTCTCCGATTATATAAAAATATCCTCGTGCCTTATTTTTTGATTCTTCACATATTGGACAACTACAATTTCCAAGGACAGAAGATTTCCATTTAAAATTTAATAAAGAATATGAAATATTGTTTATATATGTTTTATCTATCCATATTGACATAGTATTATCTGATTATTGATATAAAAAAGATATTATATCAATATCTACCAATATTGTCAATTATTAAATATTGTAGTAATTTTTTCTAGATTATCTAGTACAATGAATGCTATCGCAAGAGCAGAAAATATATAATATTTGTATTTGTTTAATTCAGATAAGTCATTTTCTATTTTAGAGAAACGAATATTAATTTCATCTCTATCATCGTCTATTAATTTTTCTATTTCTTGTTTGACTGCATAGACATTTATGTTGACTTTATCTACATCACTTGCTACACTATTTAAATCACTTTCTAAAGTTGCCACTTTGTGTTCATGTAACGAAAGAATTTTTGAAATGTTATTTGCAACATCACTAATCTTTTCTATTGCAACATCTAATTTATCAAAAGACTCTTTAGCATGAACATTTTCTTGCTTCAACAATTCTACATCTATAGTCAATTTTTGCATTGTTTTTTGCTCTGATGATAACATTTTATTCTTCTTCGTCTACAGTTAAATGATTTATAAAAATTTCATCATTTAGTACAAGTATCAATATTTTTATTATTTTTTGTGTTGCGTTTGGCTAAAAACAAAAGACCCTTTTTTTTATTCGGTGCTCCGGTCAATCCAGCCACTTTTGATCCATCACCTACAGCATTTGCAGCAACATCTTCAGAATATAAGATAAATTCTTTAAAAGTCTTTATATTTATCATTTTTATAACTCTCTTAATTTATTTACTATTGTGTTATCTATGCCAATATCACTAAAATTTTTATTCCCAAATGGCATTTTATTGGGCACTCTATTCAAATATATAATTATTGTCGAAAGATATTTCCAATGTGCCACATCGATATATTTGAACAACATATATGTCGCAAATTCATCGAAAAGGTTATAAAGGATTATAATATGGTTCAATAACAATCTTTCATTCAAAATACCACTTCTTTCATATTTACATAATAATTTTTTTACAGATTTCAATCTTTTATATTCTATAAAAAATGATTCTGTATCATAACTATTATAATGTCTAATACATTCTACTATAAAATTATCTATTTCCATATTATTCTTTTTCTTCAAATATAAAAAAAGGGAAGTATAAAAAAATACTTCCCTTTTACGCAACAAATATATTTATATCAAATAATATTATGCAATTATTGTTTTACTACCTAACTTAGTATTTACTGCAGCAGTCCATGATGTAGTATCAATAGCAGAAAGATCATCAAACGATTTAATGTTTGCACTGTTAGTAGCAAATGCAGTTGCAGCAATAGAAATTGCACCTGTTGCAGTAGGAGTAAAAGTGAAAGCAAGTTTGTTTTCTGATTTCAAATATGCAGCAGCAGTGATTGCAGCCAGAGCATTTGCTGTTAATGTAGCAACAATATCAGATTGTATAGATGCAACAAAACCAACTTTTGCTCCAGACGCATTATAGATATAATCGCCAACTTTCAATTCAGTTTTAAATTTAGTTCCTGAGCCAGTAACAACATTAGAAGTAGTGACAGTAGTGACAGTACCTGTAATAGTAGGAGCAGAATATGTTGCAGTAGGAGTTCCACCACCAACTATTGCAAATGTTGGAGCAAGACCACTAACAATTACTTTTTCATTAAAAGAAACATATACAGTCTGTGCAGCATTATTTTTATATGTATTTGATGCTACCCATGCAAGACTTGATACATTAGAACCATTAAATGCTGTATGGTTATAATTGATTGCTGCAATTACTTCTTCATGACCATCAGGCCATCGGTATACCCAACCTTTCTTGGTAATATAGCAGTTTTCTGGAGAATACTGTCCAGTCAACCATTTAGGTTTGTCTTCTTTACCTTTTGTTCCGTTGCCCCAAAGTGACATAATATCGTTCCTCTTGTTTATTTGTATATTAAAATTGATATATAATCTATTTATTCTTATCGAAATTTATTGCATGCCTATGTGCTATACCATTCGCAATAATTTTCCAATCTTTCCCATATTTATCTTTAAATGACTTGCTGTTTTTTATTGCAGACATCATATGGAAATGTGCTTCTTTCTGATCTGGATTAAGTTTATTTACCATAAATTCTAATAACAAAAACAATTATAATATTATATTATTTATATAAATTATTTCCTCAAATAAATCCAGATTTCTTAGGTTTCTGTTTATCAAATAATGATTTAATAGATTTTTTATAATATCTCAATTCCTCGCTCTCATATCGTATCTTCTGTTTCAATGTCGGAGTAATATATTTTATTATTACATCATATTCCACATCATTTTTTTCGCAGAAATCTATCATAATATCTAAATATGTAGTATCTGATTTTGATGCGGCAGTTTCTATATACTGAGAAAATTTTATTGGATCATGCAATAAAGGATTAATAATTACTGGTTCTTTTATCTCTTCCATCTTGTATTCCTTTTTTATACTTGAAATTGTGAGAAATCACGTTTACTTTTTGTACTTCCAAAAATACTGTTACTGTCTTTTGGAGTATATTGTTCCTGTGTATCTTTGGCTGTCGGTCTGTCCATTTGTGCAGAATCTTCTAAATCATATAATTTCATACGACTCTTATCGATACCCACAACAAATCTATGATAATAATTTAAATCGTTGAATCTATTTTTCAATTGTTTGAACATTATTTGATTCATTCCATCCATTTCTTCACTTGTTATAATAGTGAGAAATAGATCACATGTCGCAGGAATACCAAAAGAGTCTCCGGTAGAATCCATTCCTGGGTCAGAACTGACGCTTCCGCTTCTATTTAATTGGTGAGCAGTAATAACAGGAATATTATATACCTTTGCAAGCCCCCGAAGCTCTTCTGCGACACTTTTAACATATAAATGATTTCCTATATTAGAACCATTTTTATATCTTGCAGAGGCACAAATTCCCAGATAATCTACAATAAGAATTTCTGGTTTGAAATTTTTCTTCAGATTCAATTCATCTATTAATGCCTTGAAATGTCCACAATGTGCAGCCGCAGTAGGATATTCTTTTACTATCAATTTACCATTAGTCTTATTTTTAATGTTCACTATCTTCGAAAGAAATTTTTCTTTGTTAAGATTTTTCATATCGTCCATAGGAATATTCATCAGATTTGCATCTATTCTTTCAGAAATACGTTCTTCTGCCATTTCCAGTGTAATATATAGAACATTTTTTCCGGAAGCAAGATAGGATGCCGCAAAATGACACAATGCAATAGTTTTTCCGCCTCCTGGAGGTCCTAATATACATGTGAGACTCTTTCTGTTCAATCCACCTTTTGTGATCTTATTAAAAATATTCAAATCAAATGGAAGTTTTTCTTCGTCTGCATTATAAAAATCATGTCTTTTTTCTGCATCTTCTATATAATTATGACCAATATCATGATCAAAACTTACTCCTAATGCTTCAGAAAGAATCTGAGGAATGACATCTTTAGAATGTTCCTTTGATTTACCTTCGATAATATATATCGATTCCATTATCGCATTATTTAGTGCCGCCTCCTTGCAGAATTTTTCTGATGCATCTATTAACCAATCAAGATTAGGTTGCTGATATTCTACATCGACACTTTCGACAAATGAATTTGCATAGGCAAAATCACCAGAATTTATTCCTGTTCTGTTGCTCAATAGAATAGAAAGTGCCTCTTTTGTGGGAATAGTATTATATTTTTCTACAAACTCATTGATTTCATTGAATAAAACTTTTTCGCATGTCTCACTAAAATATTCTTCTTTGAGAAATGGGAGAACTTTTCTTGTAAAGAGTTCGTCCATTACAAGATTTGTTAATATTACTTCTTCTATTTTTCTTTGCATATTCACATTATCATTATCATAAAAGTAACCCCTCATGGTGCGCAGATCCTACGGGATGCGTGAGGGGTGTCGTTGACTATTTACTCTTCAAAATTTATTGCTTGTTTTACTATAGTTTCTACTATATCAAATACCACAGATTGCTGTCTTTCAATAGGGACATCAATTTCTCCATCTGACAAGAAATCATATTCTACCGGAATAGTACAATCTTTTGGATCTAGATTATTGTCTTCTGCATCCATTATTTTTATTGCAATAGAATATCCGCCATATTCTTTGTCGTCAATTAAAAAAATAATTTTATTGTCTTCTGATACACCAACTGGTGCAAATTCATACGATTCTCTAATCATTAAAATATATTTCCTTAAAATAATTTAATATTTCATCCTGAGTATTGATAACATATTCCTTTGTATGTTCCATAATTTGATATCCACTTTTCCATTCATATAAAAAATATTCTATATCATAATACATATTTTCAGAAAAAGCAAATCTCATTATTGCATTCTTTTCTTTTTCGTATGATTCGATGGTTTCATTATCAAAAAATGCTTCCCTTAAAGAACTTGGTATTGATTCATAAAAGTTATTTCTATTTTCAATTTCTTTCTGAAGACAACAAAACATTTTTTCAAATTCTTCATATTCCATAATAAACCCCATTTTTTTCCATATTTTCTATAATAGAATCTAATCTTTTGATTATATCATATAATTGCTGTTCTTTTGCAATAGGAAGATAGTTTTTCATTGTAAGCAAAAATGCGTCTTCGTCTGCAATAGTATTTAATACATCTTCATATGTCACTTTTTCTTCATTATTCATAATGTATTTCTCACATTCAATTAATTTAAAATGATATTGTAACGTATTTTTAATAATATGTCAAGATGTCTTTGCCATTTCTTCTGCAACTTTTTCTAGTTCACTATTAGAAATAATCTCTGCAGAAATTAATTTATATGTATTCTCTGTCCAATCTCTGAATGTCTTGTCGATCAAAATAGGCATCCAGAAGTCTTTTGTGTTTGTATCCTTTATTCTATATCTTTTATCTTCTATTACACCTGTAGCAACATCTACCTTGCTGTACCATCCATTAGAAGGTTTGACAACATGACCAGAATCCAGTGCCATTTCCAATAATCCAGACCATGTAGAAATTCCTCCGTCATATAGAACAGAAACAGGAATTTTAGATTTTTCTTTTACAAATCTAGATTTTTCTACATTTATAATAAAATTATATCCAACAATTTCTGTATCTTCTTTTTCTTGTTGTCTGCCGATAATAAAAATATTGCTGGCAGAATAATATATTCCTGTATTATGAGTTACTACTCCATTTTCAAGCACATATTGGTGATTATCTGCCACTGTAATATCATAAACTTTTTGTTTACCAACTTTTTCAATATTTGTAATTTTCATTTATACCCCATTATTTAATAGTTTTAATTTTTTTCTGACAATAGCACCATTCATCCATATATAAGAATTGAAAATTCACTTAATTGTGGTTATCTCATCCCCAATACAAAGCTCCTTAGCATACACAAATTTTTCATTTATAAGAAATGGATGTTCATCTGAGCAAATTACTTCATAACCATCCTCAAATGTAATTTTATAACATTCAGGTTCACCATCTTCTAAAGTATCTGGATTCCAAGAATGCGTCACTACCTTTGGACCATCTAATGTGATAACTAAATCACCTACTTGTATATCTTCAATATTTTTTAAAGAATCATCAAACATTTTAATTCTTGTTCCTGATATTAAACACCCACCAGACACTACTGCCTTAGAATATAATTCTTGGGTCTGATATGTATGATTAATTGCAATCATAGGAATATCTTTCATGGTAAGATGTGGAGTTACCATTCTGAACAAACCTTTCAATGCCTTTGCTCTTGACATATCGGCAACAGATTTACCGTCCATTGCATCATCAAATTCTTTTTTTGATGCAAGATTTCCAATAGAATCAATGACAATAATTACTCTTGATCCTCGATCAATTTCTTTTAATTGTTGCATAATATCAAATTTTAATTCTTCGATATTGGTAATAGGAGTATGCAATACTCTTTTGGTATCGATACCAAATGATTTAAAATAATCTTGTGGTGTCCCGAATTCAGAATCGTAAAATAGTAAAACTGATTCTGCATATTTTTCCATATATGCTTTCGCAAGCACCAAAGAAAAACTTGTTTTAAAATGTTTCGAAGGACCACAAAACAATGTCAACCCAGGCACAAACCCACCATCCAATTTTCCGGATAGTGCAACATTTATTGCAGGAATAGAAGTAGAAATCATGTCTGCTTTAGTAAAAAATTTAGATTCGGACAATACATCAGAAGATTCTATTGTACTTGCCTTCATCATTCTTTCCATCAGACTGCCATTAGAAGAGACAGTATTTTTTGTTGATGCTGATATTTTTTTACTCACACATCACCATCTTTTCTATTTTCAGATTTTTCTACTGTAAAACCTTCTGGATATCTTGCCTTAAGTTTATCAAAATTCATCTGAAAAACTTCGTCTAAGGAGACATTTAGTGCAGAACATGCAACAGCAAGATACCAACAAATATCGCCCAATTCTCGCTTCATATGGAAGATATTTTCATCATTCAATGGTTTGCCTTGGAAAACAATTTTTTTCACAACTTCAGTGTATTCTCCAGCTTCTGCTGTCAATCCAAATGCAGAAGTCATGAGTTCCGGAATCTTTACTCCCAATAACCCACCACTTTCTTCTAGTTCACATAATCTATGGGACAAAACACCAAAATGACTAGATGGTTTAGAAATAGTGAATTCTACAAATTCTTGATATTCATTTAAATCTTTCATTTTATTCCTCATGATTTATTACACATAAAAAAGGGAATCAAAAATGATCCCCTCAGTATTTTACTTCTCTTCTTCAATATAGTTATCCAATAATTCTTCTTCAGAATCAAAGTATACTATTTCATAGTTATCAGTCTTATTATTTTTTTCTATATATTCTTCAACATCAGAAAATTTACAATAAGCCCCATCTTCCCATGTGACATACGGCATATATTAAATTATTGGGGTTTCACCACCAATAGGGATATATTTCTTTTTGGATTCGGAAGCAAATTTCTTTAATCGAATAACAAGAACCCCATTGAGTATTTTTGCACTAACCACTTCAACAGATTCGGCAAGTGTAAATGTTCTGATAAAATCTTTAGAAGAAATTCCTTTGTATACATATTGAATTTCATCTACTGTTGTAGACCGTTTCTTTCCTACCACAGAAAGAATTCTTTTTTCTTCGGTAATCTCAATTTCATTTTGAAAAAACCCAGCAATTGCCAATTCAATTCTATAATTCATATCATTTTCACGTATAATATTATACCGTGGAAAAGATGTATCAGTTGAGATCTTTGAATTAGTTGCAGCGTCCAGAATATCTAAAATATTGAACCCTGAAAAATCAGCGGTTTTATAATTTGGTGGTATAAAGTTTGTTGGTATAGACATTGTTACTCCTTAAATTTAAGCAAGTGTATATTAAAATTAATGTACCCCAGATGGCAGTACATTTCTATTTATAAAAAATTTTCATTTATATTTTGTTCCAATTGTATATTTACTGATCAAATTATAATTTGATTTTTCTTTAAATGGTACAATTTTTATTCTTGATAGATTAGTTCGTAATTCTACCTTTTGCATATCTACTATTTTCAACATTCCCCATTCTTGTAACAACAGAGCAATAGTATTTCTTCTTGCGATATCATCTACTGTGATATCAGTATCTCTTCCGTCCAAGCAGAATAATTCTTTAAACTGCATAAGATAATATTTACCTTTCTTATGTAGAATATGACATGACTGAATAAGGGAGTTGTCCTTATATGATCCTACACCAATCCTGGTAAGAGATTCCTTTATCTTCAAAAAATCATTTTCTTGTTCGAACGTAATTTCTAACATATCACTAGGAACCCAGCCATCAAAATATTCACGTTCATTATGGTCGAATCCCATTATGATTACCTCTTCCCTTATTTTATTATTGTATAAACACAAGTATCCTATGGAAAAATTACCATATTAGTATTATTTATGTAAAAATAAAAACAAAGAAAGAAGTCTTTTTACTTTATTACTCCACCTTTATCTAATCTAGAAGATAATATTTTGATTTGTTCTGGAGATAATAATTTCGAATATTCTATTGCTCGTTTAATAGAACATTTATATGCTTCTGAAATTATTCCAACATCAGCAAAATTATCTTTTTTTAACCATTTACCAAATCTTTTTTTCTTTTCTATTCCATAATAATAAAAATCATATTGCATTTCTTTACTAGTATGAGAAACCATATTCATCGCATTCGCAAACATTATAGTGTCCCATGTATAAGAAAACCCTCTATTGATAACATAAGGAATATATTCAGACAAATCAGAATATTGTTGCTCTTTGCTATTAATAGTTTTTACATAAGAAAATGGAGTAAGTTTTTCTGTCATGAAAGATTAGTAAGTTTATATATTGTAGAATCACATTGACTAACAATAGCATCAATGTCATTTTGTAGTTCAGAAAGATCTCCACAAGATTTTCTATTTTCATCGATCCATTTGCGCAATTCTTTCACTATTCCTATTCCATCTTTACTTTGAATTGATATAGAAGGATATTGACGAATGATTCCATATCTACCTTGGTATGATTCTGCAAATGCATCAGTTAATTCTATAATTTGATGATAAAATTCATCTAAAGCCTTGTGTTCAGCATACGATTTTGTTTGTAAATGTGCTATATGACTTTTGGTCCTAGATTCAAAACATAATGATATAAGAATAGAATCTGCTGAATAATCTTCGCTATTATCAAATTCTAATTCTAATTCTCTATTTTCTATAACTACCATGATACGATCTCTCTATATGTGATTTGCTATAATAGCATCTAATTTTTCTTTGAATTTGTCAAAGTTTTTTACTACGGATGAAATTCGTTTCGGGCCA